AGATATTCCAGTATGGCCTCTATCTCCTGCAACTGATTGAATCTCTGTTCCACCACGCCGGGCAGCGATGCCGCAGCCTTCTCGAGATTGCCAAATATGTATATTTCTTTCCTTGCGGTTTCCAGTTCCTTGTCAAAATATTGAATGCAGTCAGGTATCAAACTGATGTCCTGACTTACTTTAGTATACCAACTCATTCTTCCTCGTCTTGGTCGTATTCTTCTTCTTCAAAAACAGTTTCTATAGCTTCTTCTAATTTCTCATCATATTCGCCGGCGGCTTTTATAATTTTAGTTGGTACACCAATGTCTACCAACGTCTTAATAAAATCTACCGCGCAGTCCACTTTCTGCCTATCAGGTACATAGTGACTGATCGAGCTCCATATCTGTTCTATTTCTTCGTGCGTAAATTCTTGCATTAATTTTTTTCCTGCCAGAGAGCTTCAAACACTCTTTTTTTCTTTTTGCTATCCCAATAGCCGTAGTAGCCTGTGATTTCTTTATTTTTTTTCTTTCTTAGTTTGTACTTCATCTTTTTGTTTTGTTTCTGTTTTTTTAACATTTTGATAATCGTTCATTATCATTGTTAATTTATCTCCATCCCAATCTTTTCTATATTCTAGATGTTCTTTGCTTTTGCTGTCAACATACTTTAATCTGTTGCCAGATTGTACCAGCACTCCTTGTTTCTCAAAAAGATCAACCAATCCAGAATATGGATCCATGCCCGTGTCATATGGGATCTTGACCTGCACGCTTTCAAAAGGCTTGGCATATCTGGTCTTCATGACTTTACAAGCTGCTCTGATTCCTCTCACTTCTGAAATTTTATTACCTGCTTCATCTTCTTTTAATTTTAATTTCTTCATTGCTATCACGATGGAAGAAGCATAGATGAATCCCTGACCTCCTGAAATTTTGTCATCTGGATCAAACATATCCTGAGAAGCATAGGTGTGGTTGGTGCAGACCATGCCCACGTTGTAAGAACCAAACATGTTCACGCAATTTCTAACCAGAGCTGTTAGAGCCTTGGGTTTTCTACCCAAGTCGCCTTTCATCTCTCCCGCTTCGAATTGATTCACATCTGTTGGTGTCAACAACATGCCCAAAGAATCTATCACAAATAAAATTTTAGGTGCATTTTCTCTATTTTCTAAATTTTCTTCCTTGTAACCTCTCATGAATTCTGATATGGTCTTGGCCACTTCATCCACCATTGAAAGACTTAATTTTAATAATTTTTTCTCATCAGTATCCACACCCAGTGCCTGTAACCAAGATTCGTCTAGTGCATTCTCAGTATCAATCAGAATAACATAGATACCCTGTGCTTGTGCATTCTTAATTACATTGCCTGATGCTATGTAAGATTTACCTGCTCCGGATTCTCCCGCCAGCACAGATACCTTGCCCAGCGGAATGCCCTTGTTGAAATCTCCAGATATCAGATAATTTAATGCGTAGTTGCCCGTGGAGATCCAGTCTGTGGGGTCATTGAATCCTAATCCCAGACCCTGGATTGATTTTGTAATGCTCTTCCTAAATTTTGTTGCGTCAAATACTTTTGTCATTTTTAAATCCTATGTTCTTATATTAACACTAATTGGCTCCAGTGTCAATATGCTGGAGCCAAAAGGGAAATTAGTGTTATTTGCTTTGTCTTGATCTGATCAGTTTCAAGATATCTTCTGCTCTCTTGGCGCTGTCAGTGGATGGTTGAGGCGCCACCGCAGCAGGAGCAGCTTTAACCGCTTCTACTTTGGCAACAATCGCTTCTCCGTCGACCGGAGCTGTCACTGATGCCGATCCATTTGATTGCATGGACACGCCCGCTGGCCTGAAATACTGACCGTATTTTTCCAGATCATAAGCTTCACCTTCCACAGATTTTTCAAATAATTCTTTGATTATTTTTACTTCTGCATCAGTGGGCTTCTTGGGCCTGAAGTCTGAAAGATTGAATAATCCAAACTTGTCAATGGCCGCTCTCTCCGCTTCGTCCAGGGCTCTTTCTCTCCTGCTCCATTTGGAAGTGGAGTAATCGGCATATCCGCCTTTGGATGTCTTCGTTATCCTGAAATCCACACCCCTCACAGAATCAGTTGGCAGCTCTTCCATTTCTGGATCCAGCAACGCAGATCTGATTATGTTGAAGATCTGTGGACCAATGATGAATCTCCTGATTGGATTCTCGGGTGTCTTGTCATCACTCAAAGGATTTTGCAGCACGAAACCTTGGAATATGTAACTTTTCTTTTTCCAGTATTTCCTGCCCATGTCCTCCATTGACTTGTCCTTGAACCACGGTCTGACTTCCGTCAGGACCGGGCAAGTTTCTCCATACATCTCCATGCATGGCACCTGTACCTGCACTGGTCTTGAATCCGCTTGGCCCTTGACCCCGGCAAAAGGCAATTTGATCATTGCTCTCTCCGTCCAGAAAAAGGTGTTGTTTGGATCCTTGTCAGGCAAGAAACGAACTACTGCTTCTTGATTTTCCTGTATGTTCCAGTGTGGGTAGATGGCGTTGTCGCCGCCTATTGATGAAGTGGAGCGATTCACTTCTTGGGATTTTAACCTCGCTCTTATTTCAGCTAGTGTAGCCATAATGTAAGCCTCCTATTGTGCCTATGTTTGTTTTATTTGCCTAAATGTATATTAGACATAAAGAATAATATACACACTTATTTATCTGTTGTCTATGGGGAAGTTTGGTATTATATACCGGATAATTTTTTAATGATTGCCAATTCGTCTTCTTTTACCGACTCGTTGTCGCTGGCGTATTCTTGGTTTTTTTCCATCGCTGCTTCTTCCGCAGCTTCTCTGTCTTTTTTAACGTCCGCCACTGACGTGTGTAGGAAGTTGGCCAATTCTAGGTCAGTCATTTGTCGTATAGTTGGTCCCCCGCCCACGCTCTCTGCGGCAAAATCAAAATCTTCCAATTGCATGCCAGCCAATTCTATGGCATCTTTCAATGTGTATTCCTTGTCGCCCACCTTGAACTTGTCTCCGGGCTTCATGCCGGCTGCTTTGGCCTTCTGCACTGCCAGAGCGAACTCGTTGCCCTCGGTCTTGGTGCCTTCTTTGGCTTTCGCGTCTCGATATTGTTTTGAAACTGTGGCGTATTCCTGTGCTGATAGTTGGCTCACTTCTTTGTTGTGGGTGGCTTTTAACCACTGTGCGAATCCTGTGTCTTCATCTAGGGATTCAATCAAACCCAGTTCACTCAATCTGTCCATGATCCACTCTTCGGGATCACCTTCTCTGGCCTTGGCCACCTCATATGGCATCTCGCCATTGCTCATGTAGTAGCTCAGTAGTTCACGGTATAGTCGGCCAAACGTTATCAGATCTTCTCCGGCCAATACTTTTTGCCATGATTCCGCATTCTGGTCCAATATCTTTTGCACTTCCTCTTTCTCTCCGCGTCCTATGCCCGCCATGGTCATGTCTGAGGTGTCCACCGCCGGCGCTTCCCGTACCGAATCCATGGCTGTCTGGGTCATCGCGGTGTCAAAATGATCAGCTGACTTGCTCTGGCCTTTCATGAAATCCTTTTCGTTTGACGTCACTGCAGTGGTCAGTGCGCTGTGCTCTTCCGGGCTGTAGTAATTCTTTGCTGCCGGCATGGCAAGCATCTTCAAAACATAGTCTCTTACTGTTTCTCTCGCGCAGGCGTCTGGACCTTCCTTGTCTGCCAAATCTCCCAATTGGTCAAACAGGTCATCGTCGTCAAATCCGAGACTCTGTAGTGTTGACACAGAGTTGACCGCTTCCGTGCCCACTGGAAAATGTTTACTCATTAGATCTTTCAATTTGGAAAAATTTTTTCCCGCATGGTCTTCATCGGGCAGCGAGCTTATCCCCTCGTTGATCTTGGCTTCCACCCTGTTGGTCCAGTTCTCAAAAGGCTGTGCCAGATCTTCCTTGGCCTTGCCCTGCCTGTCTTTCTTGGGAGCAAACTTGCTGGGATCCTGTCTCACCTCGTCGGCATATGCGGGATCCTGTTGCATCTTTTTGTAGTCATCGATGTATCTCTTGGCTAACTGTATGGCAATTTTTTTATTTTTTGTGTACTGCTCGTCGGGTTTGAAGAACGGAGCTCCCTCGCTGCCCATGTCGTCCGCCACCTGGCTGGCGAAGTTGGCTATCCTGTCCTCTTCGTCATTCCTGGTCAGCATCCTTGAGGCTATGTCTGACAGTATGGAAGTTAACATGGTGTTTTTGTTTGTGAATTTTGTGACCTTCAACATCTTGTCAGCTGCTGGATCTGCCCTCAGAACCAATTTCTTTTCTGGATTAGCCAGGAATGATTGAACCATGGCTGAATGATCTACCGGTGGAGACATCTCTCCGTCCTTGTCATCGTATTCTTTCATTATGGCGTGGATCAATGGCAGCGCCGATTCCACCTTGTCATCGAGGTGTTTCAATGTGAATTTTTCTCTTAGGCTGTTTCTGGTCTCGTCATCCAATTCGGCGATAGTGGTGGGCTGAAAGCTCTCTTTGGCCTTCATGTAGTGTGCCTGCTTGCTCAAATTTTTGACATAGGTCCGCATGTTCTCTAATTTCAGCCGGCTCTTCTCTATTATGTCACCCACGGAGTTGTTCAACTGATCTTTGTTGGTGGCATATCTGGCGAAACTGTTCAGTTGTGCTATCTGCTCGCTCATCTTGATGATGTGCTTGCCGAAATCATCATGGGGGACTCCCCCATTGGCCACATGCCTGGCCATTGCCCTGGCGCCCGCCAGGTGTTTCATTGGATATTTGAATCTCTCGCCCTGCTCATTTTCGATGTACAGGCTGTTGATCTGCCTGCTCCTAGCGCCCGGCACATCTTCGTCCACTGCCTGTGCGTGCCTTATGATCAATCTTGTCTTGTCCAGGTTCTCATAGGAAGATCTCTTGGTTCCTGTGAGGCTCTCTGCCACAGGGATGCCTGCTAGTTTTGTTAATCTGTTCAATTCTTCTGACATACTATCGCCAGTATTTACCGTTTGGTTCACATCTGCGAGATTCTTAAAATCCTGCTGTGTGAGGCTGCTTTTGGTGATGTCTCTCACGTCAAAACCCACCTGATGTTCCACTGCAAAGTCTTTCAATTCTTTTAGGAAGCTGTACCAATTGGCCCTGGCCTCGTCATCGATCTTCTCCACCAGCCCTTGATTGTAGAATACTTTCATGCTCTCTCCATCTGCTATGCTGATGCTGACCCTGCCAAAATTGTCTGAGTTTTCGCTGAATTCAAAATCAAAGAATACCGCTGCTCTGGGATCTGCTGTCACATTGCCCGCGCTGTCTCCCAGCTGTATGTTGGCGAACTTGCTGCGTATCTTGTTGAATAAATCCTGTGATGTTTTGGGCTTGATCATACTGTATTTATTACGTGCCCAGGTTGGCAAAGATGGGCATTGGAAGTGTCCATTCCGTGTTCCTGTCGGTCCACCTTTCGAATATTTTAGGGTCAAATGTGGCCAAGACCTGCATCATGCGAGTCATCAGCAGACAAGCGCTCACTAGGTCGTCGTGCTGCCCGGGCTTGCCCTTGTAGGAGATTCCCGTGGCGACAAAATCCTTTAGTTCTGATATCAAGGGTTTGCTATTAAGTTTCATCTTATTTGATTCAACCAATTCCTTAAACTTAGCACAGGCCGCTATCTTGTGCTTGGCCGTGGTGTTGAATCCCCTTCTGAATTTCCTACGATGTCCTTTTCTTATGGGTTCGCTGATGAATTGTCCATGTATGTTCTCTTCGCCAATGTCCATCACCCTGAGCAAAGCCGCCTCTCCCAGCGTGTTGTTCTCCATGCTGTAAAATATGCTGGGAGTCTCCGCGGGATTCTTCTCTATTATGGAGTCATAGATGTGTTTGGTTATTGCCTGCAGTATCCTCACCTGTTGATTGGCTGGTGTGGTGTTGTGATGCCATTCGGCCACCTGCTCGAAACTGGGCAGTTCAAACACCTGTATGGCTGAAAAGTCTCCCCCGGTACCCAGGCTGGGATCCAGCGCCACCATGTATACATTGCCTGGCGTGGGAGTCTTCCACCAACGCACCTGCCCCATGTTGATCAAAGGGTCCTTGCCTTCCAGCTCAACCAATTTTATGCTGGAGATCAGTGTTTCATCAAATATCAAAAATTCGCATTCGTGCTCTCGCCTGAATCTCTCTTCTCCAATACGACTTCGTTCCTGTTCGGCCCATTTCTCATCTCGATCTGGGTGTTCACTCCAGTGGGCCTTCATGGCATAGAAACCGTTGGTGCCCACGACCCGGTCCACTCCATAGTCATCATATCTCTTGCAGGCTTCTTTCCAGATCAAGGCGAACTGGTCCT